TGTACAGACAAGGTAAGAAGGAACAGGCGGCTCGCATGTTTGTTAGGGCGGCCATTCATCCTCGGATGGAAACGACCGCTGGTATTCTTGATCGGGCGAACGAAATCGCTGCTAAGCGCGATCCTAAGTTTTCTCAGTTGCTTGCTAAGGCAAGAAAACAGATTAGGGCGGATGCTGACAGTAACGACGATCTAGAGCTAGATCAAGAAGAAAGCGAAGATCTGTACCAGGGTGATCCTGCTATGCCAGGGGACGCCGACGTCCCCGCGGAAACAGAAGCGGACGCAGATGGCGATGAGGACGAATCCGAGGAAGACGCGGATATCGACGAAAGCGTTGACGGCGACGATGAGGAGGAGCAGGCAGACGCAGATAGCGAAGAAGATGGAGATGAGGAAGAAGGTGCCGATGGTCAGGAAGGCGACTCCCTGATGATGGGTGCGGATGGTTTCGGCGAGGATGGGGTTGAGTCCAAAGCTGTAGCCAGAGCCCGAGCTGTCCTAGCTAAAGCCAAGAAAAAGGCTAAGAAGCGGAAAAAGGCTCGTGCTGGGCTATCGAACCAGAACGTTGCCCGCTCCATGAGAAATCTTAGAATCCTGGCGAGACTCTCTGCTTCGTATCGTCCTATCAAGAAGTAACTAGAGTTGTAACCTCTCACAACGCCGGGGCTCGTTCTGTCAAAGGAACATCCCGGCGTTGTTTTATGTACTTCCTAAATTATGGCTGCTCCTCTCCCTAGCGCTCCTGCACAACCTAAAATTGAACCCATTGAAAGCTACATTTTTAGTGGCCTTCTGGGCAGACTGCAGGAAGTTTTTGGAGTTCCCACTGTTCTTGTTAACGCTACAAATGAGATTCAAGCTGTCAAAAAAATACAAGGCGGTGACGCTGTTGCCTATCCCTACATTACAGCGACAATAACCTCCTTAACTACTTCGCCTGATGGGTGGCGACCCACGCCTTTTTTGCGGCGCGGAGTGGATACGATGCTCTCTTCTGACCAGCATCAAGTCTATAAAGTTACGTGCCTTCCAACGGATTTCGTTTTAGAAGTGACCTACAAGGATAACAACTTCGTTGGAGTGATGGAATTTTCGAAGCTATGGTTGTTTGCTGCCCGATCGGGTTACTTAAAGTTTAGTATTCAGTACGGAGATACTCCGTTTCACATATGGTTAATCCTAACTGAAGATATAGCTATCCCCAAGAGAGAAGCGGATCCGACAAATATAAGCGAGTTCATAACTGTTTCTACTCTAACTGTCAAGGGATGGACCAGTTCCAAGAAGCTACGAATCCAGCAAGTCGCTACAGATGTAGAGGTGCAGGGTTTGCTTGGAGATCAATCAAGTCCGGGTGATCAAGTATTCCTATTTCAAAACAAATGGGGTGGAGTAGAGAAAGTGGACAACGAGAATAACTCTCCTATACCCGTCATTCAAGCTGTTACTCCCTCGGTAATTCACAATGGAACTGTGGTAACCATACTTGGTTCATATTTGAACTACGTTACTGCTGTTTACTTTAAAGGTGTGGCTGCCCCATCATTTCAGATTTGGGCCAACAATAAGATTACTGCTACTACACCCAATCTTGGAAGTGCAACGACAGGGTACGTTTCCGTAGTTGGAAATGGAAGTACAGTGCAATCACCCACATCCTTTGCGTATTCCTAATTAGTTTTATGATAGCGAAAGGAAGGATACTAGCACATGACACAGGCAACAATAGTTCAGGTCAATACATATTTAGCTGATAACAATATCAAAACTAGCCAGGGTTCAGCGACCATTAATATCACAAATACAAATGGTGTGCTGACCACGTACTCGGTATCTGTTCTTCCTAACAATGGAACCTACACCTACATTCCGGCCTCGGGCAACCTAATATCGGTAATCACAACTAACTTACCATTGTCGGTTTCGGTTACCTATGCCAACGCCGCTGTGTTTAGTAATACGATTACTTCTATTTTCGTTTGTGACATGTCTATTACTCAGATTGTTTTTACCAATCCATCCACCACCGATGCTGCTGCTTTGCAGATTATTTCAGGATGATCGGAACATGAAATTTCTTATCTTGAATCCAAATGAAATTCACCTTGTGGTTCCCGTGATCCATAGCGATGGTAGGAAAGACTCGGTGAATCTACAGAGACGTTCTAGAGTGACACTAAGAGAAGGAATGCGCGTGAATCCCGAATTCCTAAAACAAAATCCAAAAGCACTTAAGATTCATGAAGTTGCCTAATAGGAGAAGGGCTACATGGCAATCCTAACTCAAACATCTTCGGATGTAACTTTTAATGAGATCGACTTAAGTCAGATCTTAGTCCAGGAAAGCACTGCTAATGCCGGAATAGTTTTTGTATCCTCGCAGGGTAGGGAAGGCCTGTTTCATAGCACTGCTCCGGATATTTTCCTATCGGAATATGGCAATCCTAACGCAGCTATTTCTTTCGGTCACTACTGCTCTCTAGACTATCACCGCGAGGGAAACTCCCTTTGGTGTCTTAGAGTTCTGGGAACAGGATACGCTTATTCTGCGGCCCTACTCTCCAATACCGCAGCTGACGCAACTCTGTTAGCTGGTGTGAGTGGAGGAGTAGCTACTCCCAATACTCCTGCCTGGACAACCCTAGAGGGAGCGAACACAGCATTGGTTCTGTTCTGGCCCAAACATGGTCCAGGATCGTATGGTAACAATATTGCAGTTAGCATCAATTCCGATAACCTTGTAGCGCCGGCTGCTCCCGTTCTGACCCAGTCTACTACGGGTGGTGATTTAACAGCGGCGTTACTCACACCTACCGCCGCGACTGGTGTGGGCTCAACGACTGGTGGTACCCTAGCCGCTGCTACCTACTACGTTAAAATCGTAGCGGTAGACGCTTTTGGAAACACGACGCAGGCGGGAGCAGAATCTACTGGGGTTACGACTACTGGTTCTACTTCTTCGATCTCCTACACCTGGACCGCAGTAACGGGAGCTACCAGTTACCAGATTTGGTTCGGTACGGCAACAAACGCTGAATCGGAATACTTTACATCTGTTTCTACTAGCTTTGATTTAGTTTCGTCTACTGGAACTACCGGTACCCTACCAGTTACTAATACTACTGGTACTTATGCTTACAAAATTTCTGCTGTTTCTAAGGCGGGAGAGAGTCTTGCTTCCAGTGAGATCACAACTGTAGTAGCCTCAGGTTCTACCAATACCGTAATTCTTACTTGGACTGCGGAAGCAGGAGCGATAGGGTTCAATGTTTACGGTAGGGTAGGAGGAAAGGAAAGTTTGATCGCTTCGGTGGGTGGGGGAACTTACACCTACACGGATACGGGTTCAGTAACTCCGGGTGCCCAACTTCCGATTACCGTTGCCTCTAATCAGGTGCTGGTAAATACGTTTACAGTCAATGTTTTTGACTTAACCGTTTCTAGTTCTACACCCGCTGAGTCCTTCCCTGTTTCGCTAGTAGATCAGGTAGATTCTACTGGTGTGCAGATGGAGATAACTCAACGTATTAATCCGTTCTCCCAGTATATCAACGTTTCAAGCAATGCTCCTAGCCTTGTAACTATCCCCACTATTTGGGGGTATGGATCTTCACAGGCGCTAACTGGAGGGACTTCGGGTACTGCTCCGACTAATTCAGAGATACAGGCAGCTTGGACAACCTACTTTAGTTCAAGGGATCTGGTTGATGTAGATATCCTGATCAATGGTGGGTACACGGACGTCGGGATTCAACAGAATCTAGACAGCATTGCGACGAGCAGAGCGACGAGCATTGCGCTGCTTGATGTTCCTGCCACTTCACAGAGTGGCGCGCAAGGGATGATAGATTACAGGAACCTAACCCTGAATCTAAACAGCTCCTTCTCCGCCTTGTTTGGTCCGGATGTGCTAGAGAGTGATCCGTATAATGGAACCGCACTGTACGTTCCCTTCTCAGGTTGGGCGGCTGCTCTATGTGCTAGAACAGATAGGGTAGCGCAGACTTGGTATTCCATCGCTGGTCTGAATAGAGGCTTAGTGAACGTACTGGGTATACGACCGAATCCAGTCACGGGATTACCTGGGTTTGATCAAGGAGATAGAAACGCGCTGTTCGCAGCCCAGATCAACTTTACTCGAAACTTTGTTGGTGCGGGTATTGCCCTGTGGGAACAAACCACTCTGGAAGCAAAGGTATCCGCACTTAGATGGCTATCTGTTCGCAGACTAGTTAATGCGATTAAGAAGTCAACATATCAGTTCTTGCTGTATTCCTTGGAAGAACCGAACGATGACTTTGTGCGTAGAAGCATCGTATCGGGTATCAGCGATTACTTAGAACTGATTATGAATGCCCAGGGTATCTCGGACTACTTAGTGGTCAGTGATGCCACAAATAACCCGAGCTCTTTAACTGGAGCGGGTATCCTCAAGGTAACTGTGTTCATTACTCCTATCATTCCGATTCATCAGATTCAAGTGGATCTGGTAATTACGAAACAAGGAGTGACTTACTCTGAAATCAACATTCAGCAACTTCCCTAGATAAGGATAAGGTAAATGGATCGCTTACTCTTTAAGGACTTACGGGCTCTAGCTAACATGGATAAGTTTCCTGATCTAGGTGAACCCGGACCCTACGAAACAGTTCCTAGCAAGGGGCTCCGGGTTATGGTCACTCCCGTCCAAATCAATTTAGCTCGTAGAATCGTCAAGAATATCTTTGGGGTGAACCCTCTAACAGCGGGCGGATCTTTTCTAGACAATGCTCTGTCTTTCTATTTAGCGCACATGACTATCGTAGCTAAGAGCGTGAAAGAACCTTACAGTAATTTGGTCAGGAGATTCGTCGATGAGTGCAAGAAGAATAAGGCTACGTACAAAAGAATAGCTACTCTAGTAGATAAGATTCCAGTAGATTGAGGTCACCATGATCAAAACTCTTGCTAAGAAGCCCGCTGCAACTCCAGTTGAAAAACTTTCGAAGAAGCAGAAGCAGGGTCAGAACCTGCAAAAACAAATGAAGAATGCTAGAAGCAAGGGGGACACTAACAAAGAGAAGACCCTCAATGATAAAGTAAAGCTGAACACGGATGAGAAGAATGAGATCCGTGATAACATGAACAAAGCTTCTGTACGTCGAAAAACAAAAGCCCAAATCTCTCTGGAGAACTACACCAATACGGACTTCGCAGATGACGCGGGTGATGCGGAAAGCGGAGAGGGCATGGTAGGGCAGAACGAGGTGGGCGACAACAACGAGGACTCTGACTACGGTGTTGGTGAGATGGATGATGTCGCTACCCTAGCCGAGGGCGAGGGTGTATCAGGTCAGGGAAGTGCGGGTGGAATTGGGGTTACTGATGAAGCCTGTGACGAGGAGCTAGAGGATGATGAAGCGGGATTCGCGCCAGAGGTGGCGGACGATTCTGCCGACGGTGACGATTCCGATGCAACTCTTAAACGGGAAGAGGATGTAGAAATGAGCACTCTATATAAACGCGCAAGGACTTTAGCAGCCAAAAAGAGCTATCACCGAGGAGGTTAGGATGAACGATCCTAAGTGGCCCTTCCCTGAACTCGAACCAGAACCGGCTAATGGATAAATACTTTGGAAGAGATCTGCAAGAGTTAGCGGAGAAGGTCAAGAAACATGAGCACACGTACTATCCTGTCTACAACTCCAAAACTAATAAATGGGTGGGTAAATGCGCGTACTGTCCCTCTATCAAAAATTTAGGCACGGATAAGAGACCTAAAAATTTAGATGTATTCAAGAAGTAGTCCAGCCAATTTAGGCCAAGGAGCAATTAGCAATGGCACTCAATAGATCTAGCTTGCAAGATGTTAGGAGCGTTGGAGACCCTCTACAGCAATGGAACTGGGACTTAATCATCCCTTCCATGCCGGGTAACTCTAGCTCCCGCGCGTTTACCTTCAAGTGCATGACAGCGGTCATTCCGGGCGTAAACCTAGAAGAGGTTGCGGTAGCTCTGCACGGAGTAGAATTAAAGTTTGCGGGACGCAAGAACTACACCCATACGTTTGATGTTCAGCTCCTGGAGACTAGTGACTTGGGTTCCAGGGCCATGTTTGTGAACTGGAGTGAGTTAGCAAGAAGCTGGGTAGCTAACACAGGCGCTCCTAAATCTATCTATTCCACTACCATACAGCTAGTCTTGTATGATGATACCCCATCTGAGGTACGCACTGTTCAGATCTTTGGTGCATGGCCGCAGACTGTAAGCGACGCTACTCTAGACGGTCAGGCTTCGGGTGCAGTAACTATAACAATTACATTCTCCTACGACTACACCGTAGACTCTCAGGGTGGTCTGTAATGGATCGTTTTCTCAAGCAAGACTTGAGAGAACTAGCTAGAGTTAGTCGTGGTAAAGGGCTAGCGACGAAAGAGGGTATAGAGGCGTCCGTGCTTAGGGAGGGCTTCTTTAAGGAAGATATTGAGAAGCTGATCCCGAAAGCCAAGTCAAAGGCTCAGAAAGAAGCTTTGGAACGCCTAGCTAAAATGACCATGAGCCGTGAGAGGTGGAACCAGATAGAGGATGAGATTAAGAATATCAAAAAGGATATGTAGATAATACTTTGCCCACAGAGGCCATTAGATGTCAATTCAAGACGGATTAGGCAATATCATAGGGGTTATCTCCAAAGGTCTTTCTAGCCCCTTAACTTCTTTCGCGGGTCTTCCGGGTGGTATAGGGCAAGCCATAGCAGGTAGCTCTAACTTCAAAGGCATCCAAGACGCGATCGTACTAGCTTCCGCTGTAGTTCCTACCTCTCAACTCCCCGGTGCAGGATTCAACTACCATGTTCTAAATGGGATGTCCTCGCGGCGGGATCCTCTGATGAACTATTGTTGGTTCGCAGAGTTTCCTACTATTGGTAGGTACAAGATGCCGTGGAACTATGTAGAGGAATTCACAGCGCCCCTGAGAAGCTTAGAGACGCTAGATCAGTACAGGCGGGGAAAGGTTTTCCACTTTGCTGGCCAACATTCAATATCAAATATATCCGCAAAGTTTTACGATGATTCCACGGGCCTAACGCAAGCCTACTTGGAGGCATGGCGAGAGAAAGTCATAGGACTGAAAGGAACATACAACTATCCAATAAACTATAAGAAAAATGTGACTGTAACCATTCTGGATATAACTAGAATGATAACGGTCTACATCATCAAATACATCGGGTGTTGGCCAAGTACCCCGGAAGGGTACAACTTAACGAGTGCAGCCTCCGATAGAACTATTGCAGGGCAGGAATTTTCAGTAGATGACTTGCAGTTTACGGCTCAGAACATATCCGCACCTAATCTTGCAAACGCGATCTTCAGTTCGTTGAACAACTTCCCGCAGGGACTCATAGATCAACTGACTGGCGCAAATGGATCAACTTCTTCGCAGTCTAATGGACTTTTTAGCACTGGAAATGCTGCAACGTTAGCTAACTTAATCTAAAGAGCTTTTTAACCCACGAGGTCAATCATGATAGAATCAAAAGAAGTAAAACGTGAACACGTAAGAACAGATACCTTCGCTTTCCCCGATAGAGCAGTCAAGGCTAAAAATGCGGCTGCAAGTGCTACCCAACCGCGTTCCGAACCTAAGCGAGCTCCCGTTCCTCCTGCTTCCGTAGCGAAACCCGTTGTTCAAGAACAACCTCTTAGGAAGGCTTCGGGTCCGGTAGTGCTAGATTCTCCGCCTGCTTCCCAACCTCAGGCTCTACCTGCTGAGCCCGTAACCACAAACCCCTCTTTTGCTGAGAAGAACTCGAACTACTACTCCATTCAACTACCAAGTAACTTTTACTTCTACCCGTTCAAATCTTTCTCAGCTAGACACGTAAGAGGATCGGAGCAAGCAAAGTTTAATAGAGCGGCTAAGGAGAACAAGCTTCGTCACCTAGTCGAAGCTATCTCTGCTACCCTCGAACCTGGCATTAGTGCTTATGACTTAACTACTCTAGATTTTTACTACATGCTCTATTGGCAGAGAATGAACTCCTACGGGAAGCTGCCCTATGTTAACGAGACCATGTGTGAGGCGGAGAAGCATGTTGCAGAGGTGATAGCTGAAAAGAAGGAGGCAAAAACTTTAGAGATCAAAACTCTAATCACTTCAGCTACTCTGAAAGAAACTGTATTTGATCCAGCAGTCATTCAGTTCCCCTCTGATTATGAGGAGCTACCCTTCAAACTGGATGCGCTAAGGATGCGGGACGTCGTAGTTCTTTCTGAGATGGAAGAGAGCGACAACTACGAGGAACTGGAATGGCTTGCGGATCGTGCAGGTTATATAGCTATGCGAAGTCCGGAGGATACAATAGAAAAGAGGATGGATTTAGTTCGTGAGTTAGCTCCGGATCAGATTCAAGCTATTGAGCACTACATCAAATCTGTGACCGGCTACGGGGTAGAGGAATCCACTAAAGTGCAGTGTAAGGAGTGCGGGGCGGAGAGAGTGACTCAAGTCACAATCGACGCCCTAAGCTTTCTTCCAGCACTATGATGAGCAGCAGATTTTAGATAGAAAAATGCTCATCCTAGATGAATACGGCGCCTTCTTAGCTGATGATCAGGTAGATATAAGACAGCTACTCTACATCAGTGATAAGACGGTTAAGGATAGACAAGATAGAATACAAAAACAGAAAGCAGCTCAAGCGAGTAAGAAGTAATGGCCTCTAAGACTACTGGTGATTTCGGATCTGCGGGGGAATATAAGAAATGGTTGGGCGAAGGTAAGCCCGGGGATCAGCTTGGCTTTTTAGGTCCCCGGGGAGCCCGAGTCACTATCGCTCAAAAGCAGGAACACGCTAAAGAACGAAAGAAACTGATAGAGGATGTGAGCAAAGAAACCTCTAAGAAACTTGGTAAGCTGATAAGGTACGAGCATAACCCTCCCAGCTGGTGGGTGAAGCATAAGGTCAAAGAGGATAAGAAGTTAGAGAAGTCGGAAAAGAAGGAGTTTAAGACCACCCTCTTTCCACAGAAGGCTGCCCTCGACGCGCAGATTCATTACTTGAACGCCGTTCTGAAGGATATGAAGAGGCAGGGTGTTAAGGGAGCTCCTATCCTTGCTCTTAAAAAACGGATGCAAAAGGCCCGGGAACACCTTAATCTTCCCACCTCTAAGGAGCATAGAGAGAAACTTGAAAACCTTCTAGGGGGCATCGAGACAGGAAAGGAGGGAGTGAGTAAGAAAGTTAGCGCGCATCTATCTTTCATAAAGGATAAAAGACTAGCTGAGATAGACAAGCTAAGAGAGGATATAGGTGCCTTCAAAGAGAAGGTGATGGGAGGGATTGCGGGCTTAGGTATGGCCATCGGTACTACCCTGGCCAATATCGGAAGCGAAGTAGGTATAGGCCCCATCAATATCACTAATCTTTTCAAACTAGCGAAGATCGGAGTTAAGACACTCATTTGGCCCTTTAAAGCAGCTAGATGGCTGTTCGGTGCGGGTAGGGCTATGGGGTTGATCCCTAGAATAGCGCACCCAGTAAAAGTGCGCGCTCCTAAGGCGGAAGAGGCAGTTCCTACTACAGAGGAAGCCGCTCCCAAAAAGGGTAAAGCTCGGTCAGTAAAAGTGCGCGCTCCTAAGAAGGGAGAGACCCCTGCTGAGGAAACTTCTAAGAAGATGGAAGAGGAGAAAGTAATAGGTATGTTCGCTGCCTATTTCCGTTCCAGTAAGAAAAGCAGGTTTAGCCTGGTAAACCTGTTCCGTGAACACCTGGATCAGTTAATCCTTTTCCGCAAATCTTTCCAGAAAGCTGCGCATAAATCCAGCAGTGTAGGCCATTGGATAGGAGGGTTCGCTAAAGGTATTCTGAGTTCTATGATTGGGTTTTTCACCGGAGGTCTCATTGGTTCTGTTATCCCCTTCATTCTGAAGAAGATGCTGGGTGGCCTAACTGGACTAGCTTCAGGTGCTCTCCGAATAGTGGGTGGGATAGGAAGTGTACTGGGCAAGTTCCTGAAGAGTCCCGCTGGATTAGTCATAGGTGCTGGTGTAGCGGGATGGATGGCAGGCTCTTGGATATACAAGAAGTTCGACGTCCAAATCCTGGATGCCGTGGATAAAACAGTTCACTGGATAGGGAATAAGTTTACTGAAGCGAAAGCCTTCTTTGGTAAGATAGGCGAGAAGATAGCGGATCTATGGGGTAGACTAAAGCACAGTGTATCCAATATCAAAAGCGCCGTCTCTGGTGGAATACACAAAGCCATAGACTATACTTCCATGAAGGCAGGAGATGCTGTAGACTGGACCAAGAAGAAAGCAGCGCAGATAGGAGGTGCTACAAAAAGTATTACAGGATCGATTGCTACTGGAGCAGCAACTGGCGCTACAAGTGCTGTAGGATCAGTAGGGAAGGGCTACGAGAGTATGAAGGGCTACTTGGGTAAGCTCTTCAGGACCAGCAGTGGTAATGTAGACGTGCAGGACCTGCACCCTTCCGTTAAAAAGAATTTCATGAGCATGGCGCAGGAGTACAAAAATAAAACCGGGAAGACTATAACGGTTAACTCCGCTTTTCGTTCCATAGCTCATCAGCAGAGGATTTACAATAAGAACATAGCAGAAGGATCGCCCAAGAAAGTAGCTAGACCCGGCACTTCGATGCACAACTACGGGTACGCTATTGATATTCAGAGCACCGATGCCAACAAATTAAACCAACTCGGGCTTCTGCAGAAGTACGGTTTCGTGCGTCCAGTAAGTGGTGAGCCCTGGCACATTCAGCCGAAGGGTGTTTCGCTGGCATCAGCAAAGGCGGGGGCTTTCTCAGCGGGTGCTGGTTCTAGTAATTCTGCTCCTGTTAATGAGTCCTTCCACACTCCTGCAAAGGGTACAGATTTATCGCAACCGAATCCTACCGTTGCTAACGCAGGAGGAGGAAAGGGAGGACTATCTGCTATAGGGCCCTCTTCTAAAGTGGGAGTAAACTCTTTCCCTCTGTTCAGTACAGTGGATGGGGGACTCCTAGCTATGAACCTTAACGTGCTTGCCAATGCGGGAGCATGAGATGACTAAGTCCGTCATTCTTCAATTTGCTGAGAAGATTCTGGGTGGAGTAAAGGAGGATGCACTGGGGGATCGAAAACTCGAAAGCGTGGAGAGACAAGAGAATAAATCGTTCTCTCTGTTCCGGCACAAAAAGGCAGAGATGATAACGGGAACTACGGCTGTTCTAGGGATAGCCGGTATAGGGTACGCCCTAACTAATTTACTAGGAGTGAAGAAAGATTGGACGCTCAAAGGTATCCTGCACTCACTGTCTAAGGAAGCAACAACGTTTGATATATCGGGTGTAGGAAAGGAACTGAGGAGTGTAGCGTCAAAAATTCCAGTTGTGAACTGGTTGGTTAAACCAGCGGAGAAGGTCGGAGGTGAAGTAGAACATGGAGTGGATAAGGCAAAGACGTGGTTGTCGTCGCCGAGCATTCCTTCTCTTTCACCCGATACCTCCATCCCTACTAATGCCCTTCCTGTGAAGTCTGCTCCGATTAGCAGACCTTCGGAAAGAGTGGACTCATACTTAACGGAAGCTTCTAAAATATCGGGAGTGGATAAGGCAGTTTTGTTAGCTATAGCGCACCAAGAGTCCCATTTCAAGACTGGTGCGGTCTCCGGAATCGGTGCAATCGGGTTACTGCAAATAACCCCGGGTACGTGGAGACAAATGGTATCCAGATATGGATCACAGCTAGGAATACGTCAGAGTGATATTCGGAACCCAAGAGCAAACGCAATTATAGGAGCGTTGTACGTTAGAGAGGTGATGAACGGGCTTAAGAAGTTTCTGCATAGAAAGCCCTCTGTGACGGATATATACGCAGGCTATTTTCTAGGTCCAACGGGTGTAAAAACTCTTCTATCTGCTATATCTGCGAATCCTTACATGGATGCTGTTAAGCTCATGCCAACAGCAGCTAGAGATAACCCTGGTATCTTCTTTCGGGGAGGCCGGGATCTATCAGTGATGGATGTGTATCAGACTTTGTACGGTAAGGTAGGCATACCCTACTTAAAGTTTTCTCAGATGGAGGGGACTCCTAGCAATTACCTAGCCTCTAGTTTCTCGCCTCCTTCGGGTAGTACCGCAGCACCAGTAGCCTCTAAAGTTTCAGCACCAACAACGCAGGCACAAGTAGTAGCTTTCAGCGCTCCACCCAAACCTGTTAAGGCTAGAACGATGGTAGCTAGTGCAACAGATGAAGGAGGTAGTTCCGGTTTGATCCCTATTTCGGGAACACAAACACCAGTTGAGTCTAATTTAATACGTGATGGTAGAGGAAGACTGTTTGAAGTATCTCTACCAGAAGGAGCAAGTTGAACCATGGCCCTCCCATCTCTACTACCCGCTAACCTACCCTGGATCACTTTGGGCAACCAGAATGCGTCGGGTGCCAATAATGATCCGTATAAAATAGCGATTCAGATGAATCAGGGTACACAAAAATCTGTCCACATCACTGGCTGGTTGCCGGAGAGCGTAAGCTTTGATGCCTCCGCACAGTATGAAGCGCCCTTCGCCTCAGGTTTGAGCGGGATGTTTCCCTTCAATCTAGTGGGAGGAAATCTTCTCAGAGCTCTGGGTGTAAGTTTGATTACCCAGGTTATGACAGCGCAAGTGTGGCAGGGTTCTTCGGAGATAGAATTTTCCCTACCCATCATCTTTCAAGCGGAAGCTGACTCTGTAACGGAAGTGATAGGACCTATCAAACAACTGCTCAAGATGATAGTACCTAACGATCCCACTGGAGGTGGACTGCTGGAAGCTCCAGGTCCGCACATAGATATAGACAAACTCAAGAGCAGTGTAAACGCTGCACTTAGCCCATTGGATCCTTTGTATGGGCAGACAGTAACGCAGGTCAAGAGCGCTATTGCTGGCGGATCTGCATCAATTTCTGGATATGCTTCTCAGGGTACTACTGCCTGGGGGAGAGCCGTTACTGCATACGGCAGTGCAAAGAGCTTAATGCATGATGCTGTATCCTCTCCCCTGAGTCTAGCAACTAGCGCAGCTTCAGGCTTAAAGAACTTGGCTAACAAAGGTTTAGTGGCCATGACTACACCTATTCTTAATGCCATAGTCAACAACATTTCGGTACATATTGGATCGTGGCTATATTTTCCTGCTGTAGTTATTACGTCAGTGTCTCAAGACTACGATGTACTAATCACCCCAGACGGTAATCCTGGTAGGGTTAAGGTAAACGTTACTTTCAAAACCTTCTTTACACCAACCCAACAGGATGTGGACTTTATGTATCCCGCAGCGCAGACGGATGCTGCACTAGCGGGTACTACGATTACATAGGTTAACTATGGCTACTGACTATAGAAGAGCGAATTACTTACCACTTTCGGTTGACAGAACACAAATGGATTATCTTAAGGCGGCCTATGCTAACCTTAAGTACGCTCTTGTTACTGTTAAGACCATTGTGATTAGCGATGCTTTTTCCGCTAATCTTCCAGGGTTAGCTTATCAGGAATTGGGCGATGTTGGGCTGTGGTGGGCTTTAGGACTGTACAACGGACTGGTAGATCCCATCAGTGATCTACCCACTGGAACAATCATAAACATCTTCAGTGTTACGGACTTCTTATCGTTTATCCAAGCGGTGACGCAAGCTAATACCACGGGCTCTTCCGCCGCTAGTACACAGGTGGTGACTCTATAATGTTTCATTTGAAAAATAGGCTAGGGATTCAGATAATAATAAATCAGAAGGAATTTCCATTCGACAGGGTTAACGCATTGGACTTCCTCCATATGTGTTGCTCTACCCGATTGGATATCCCTATGCTTCATTTTAGGGTGAAGGACGCTGCAAAGTTTCTAGTAGCGGATCAGGATCTAATAGACGGTGCAGCCATCCAGATCAATATTGTAATACGAAACCAGATTCAAAGTTTTTCGTTTAGACTCCATACCTTCAAACAGATTTTCGATACGACAGGTCCATCCTACGACATAGATGCTTATTTGGATTCAGTATCCTATTGGTTAGCCACTACCTCTAAGGCGGTATCGGGGTCTTCCAATACGGTGTTGTCGCAGATAGCACAAAATTGTGGCATTTCCTACTATGTAGGAACTACTACTGCCGATACCCAAACCTGGTTCCCTAAGAATAAAAGATGGAGGGAGTTTGCTAGGTCCCTCGCATTACATGGCTATGTGGATGATCAGAGTTGCATGGTGCTGGGATTTGACTTGGATAACAAACTAATCTACAAGAATCTAATTTCTAAACCCACTCAAAAACAAGCCGCAGTATTTATAACGGCTAAACATGCTGAAGGATCCTTCATAGCAACTGACTACAAGATCAAGAACCAGTCGGGGTTTCTAAATAGTGTAGGTGGAGGATACGCAGGCGAAATACAGGTAACCTCTGTCATGTCCACTACCCAGACCTCTATCAATACAACCCAAGGGACTAGGACAACCTCAAAGTTTATGATTAATAGTGAGGTCTACAATGAGGTCAAACTTCAAGGACGAGTTTCCTTTCGCCCCATAGACGGGGGAAACGTTCACCAAAACTATGAGAAGGCCGCGTACCAAAATGTCAGAGTTAGCAGTTTGTTTTCCTTCGGTCTAGAATTAATAACGACAGATGTGACAGGGTTGAATCTTCTGGACTACGTGGGATTCGTAGCTAGTGTACCCGAGGGAAAACCCGTACAAGCTTACTCTGGAAACTATTTCATTACGAGTAGGACCATCTACATCCAGGGTCTTAACTACTTCGAAAAACTAGAACTTTGCAACCAGGGATTGAACGGACCAGTGAGTGGACTACTATGATCAGATCTCCGTTAGACCACGAGGACGCAGACTACAAAAATGTCCTGATAGTAGGGACCGTTATAGACAACAATGATCCTCTGAAGAAATGGAGGGTTAAGGTCACGGTACCAGGTCTGTGGGAGGCTGAGGATGGAGGTTCGCCTTGGATTTTTCCCGAGCGCGCGGTTAAGGTTGGTACGGGTCCAGGCTTCGGAGAATTCGGTGCCCCAGCAGTTAACTCTGATATCACTATTATTCTGCAGAATGGGGACGTTCACTATCCTCTGTATAGGGGCACTATACTTAGGGGGACTAATGGACCCTCAGAAGGGTTGGTCAACTACCCGAACAGGCGAGGATGGAAGGATGAAGTAGGAAACATTTTTATAGTAGATACTACTACTGGCGGAGTGGTAATTCAGGTGGTGCATAAATCTGGAACCACAATGACTATTAACAATGATGGCTCAGTTAGTGTTACTAGCCAGACCGTGACCTGGAACGTAACTGGAACGCTGGGAATAACCGCTTCCACTGCAATTGACTTAACCGCTCCCACCGTGACTCTAGATGCTTCCACTGAGGTAGTGATGACTACGCCTAAAGCGGCTGTGAGTGGAGATATACTAGATCAGTCGGGTACGAACACTGAAACCGTTGGTGCTATGAGAACAACGTATGATTCTCACGACCACAATGACCCGCAGGGTGGCGTAACAGGTACTCCGAATCAATTGATGTAGGATTAGATATGGCTCTCTCCGGACCTCTTATACCCTTTAATACACGACTAACAAATACAGTATGGTTGGATGTGAATAGTGATGCCAGGCAGAATGGTAGACCTGATTTGCTACCTGACGTCCTAGCTATAAACAACTCTCTGAAAAACTTATTCCGATGCCCTATAGGAGGTAGAGGGAGAATCTTTCAGCCGGAGTACGGAACGTTTCTTTGGTATCTGTTGCAGGAACCATTTGGTAACCAGTCTGCTCAAAAAATAAGAGCTAGCCTAATTCAGTCTATAGAAAAATGGGAACCAAGGATCAAACTGATCTATCAGGCAACCTCCCTTCTACCTAACTATCAAGCGCCTGGTTATCAGGTTAATGTTGCTTACCTTTATCTGCTTACTAACTTACCCAATAAAGCATCCTTCTTTGTTCCCGTTTGAATAGGGGGCCATAAGTGTCCACTCTAACTCTATCCAATATCAAACCCGACTGGCAGGATATAGTAGCTCAGCTTCAAGCTGCTTTACCCACGTACAACTCCTGGAAGGACTTCATCACTTCCTCCACCGGACAGACTATCGTTGAAATGATAGCTACGGTGGGAGCGTATGATCAGTTTGCGATTGAAAGCGCGTTTCAGGAACTGTTTCCTATCTCCGCAAAACTGGATTCCAGTATTTACGCCATAGCGATGATGCTTGGCGTTAGGCTAACACGAAAAGCCCCCGCGGAGGTTTCCGTCACTATCACCTCTACCTACAACACCACTATTCCGATCTACTCCCAGTTCACGGGAGCGGGTTCTTACTTCTTCAACAGATCAGCCATCATCCTGTTAGCTAACACTCCTCAGGCTGCTACGCTTTATCAGGGCTCAATTACCAGTCTGAGTTTTAATGGAATAGGAACTGATTTCCAAGCCTTCGTAACACAGGAGGACAGCTTCACTGTTTCTGACTCAGACGTTCAAATTCTGATCAACAATGTAGCTATCCCAATAGTTACGGATGGGCTCTGGTCATTGAAGAGCGCACCTGGTGTACAGGATCTAACCCAATCCGATGGCAGGGCTATCCTGCAGTTCGGAAACGCAAACTACGGATCCAGCCCTGGAATCAATGACGTAATTCAGGTTCTATACGCAGTAACCGCAGGGCAAGACGGGAATAACTTACAGACAAATGGGGTAGCTTTTACCTACGAGGGTGATACTACTATAACGGTTAGTGCAACCACTTCACCTTCAGGGGGAGCTAACGAAGATCCCGCCATCATCTACAAGAGCATAGCAGCTCCAAACTTTGGATCCTTTTCCTCTGCGGTTACTAAGAATCAATACGCGAGCCTGATCTTCGAATATCCGGGTATAGTAGATGGACTTACATTCGCTCAGAGAGAAATAAACCCTCAAGCTCTACAGTGGATGAACAACATCAAGCTCATAATTCTAACCTCCTCGGTATGGACTCAGACCCAGTACGATGCTTTTGCTGCGTGGATGAATGCGAGGTCTATTGACTCCTGCACCTTTGTGTTCGAAACTCCTGTAGCGAACGTAGTCAATGTCAACACCATTGTCTACTGTTCGGCGGGTGCTAATCTAACTTCGGTAACAGCAAACGTAACCGCTGCGGTGCAGGCTCTGTTTCAAGCTAAGCAGGGTATCCTGAATGAGGACTACTACTTGAGTGATTTGTACGACGCCATAAAGGGGGCGGATCCCACCATTCAGTATGCTACCCTATCCTCTCCTACTGCTGATATGGTAATATCAAAACAGAGGGTAGACTTTCCGGTGTTGACTGGAGTTTCCGGCGGAACTCTAACTGTGGGTCAGTATTACGACTACGCTATTGGATTTATTTCTACACTTGGTGGAGAAGTAGCTCCAGCCAACTGGCAGTCTCTACTGCTACCAGCTTCTACAGGGTCAGTAACTCTAACCTGGACGGCTGTTCCTAATGTTTCCCAGTACAGGATTTGGGGTAGGCAATCCTCAGGAACTCTGGGGCTGATCGCTACAGTATCTAACACAACGTTTACCTACACAGATACGGGATCCGTTTCACCAGTAGCTCCTCTCCTGGCCCAGGATACTACTTCTACTTACTACAATAGCCTCGGCACGCTAACCGTAGCTGCGGACTACAGCACCAGACTTCAGCAACCCTAATAGACAAGGATAGAAAATGAGCTTAAAATTCTACGATCGTGTCCTGGAGACAACTCCCACTTCAGGTACTGGCGCAGTCTCAATGCTGGGAGCAGTGGCTGGTTTCCAGTCGTTTAGTTCTGTTTTCTCCCTTAGCTCCACTATCCAATATCTTATTACTGATGGGGTGAGCTGGGAAGTAGGGCAGGGTACACTGACGGGTTCCGAAGTCCTAAGTCGGGACGTAGTTTACGCCAGTAGCAATGGAAATGCTCTAGTTAGCTTTGGTACCAATATCAAATCAGTCAGTTGCGATCTCAATGCTAACTGGCTAAATCAAGTGGATGCCCTAGTGAATGGGGATGGCATAATTGGTTCAGATGCTCACGTTCTTAGGATCTACAGCAAGGTCTTGTTTGCAACCACTGCTATCAATGCGGCTACTATAACCACAGGTACACTGGCTCTAGACTTCAATGCTGGCTCCTATAACCAAGTAACTTTGAACCAGAACATAACTACCTTTACCGTAGCAAATTCCTCCGCAACAGGACAGTCCGAACTGGTCATCAAGTTCACAGCCAATGGAACTGCCTATACAGTAACCTGGCCCACTGGAACCAAATGGGCGGGGGGAGCCGCGCCTACTCTTACTTCAACGAATGGTAAGAGCGATTTTATAAGGTTGCTAACTGATAACGCTGGAACTAACTGGTACGGATTTGTCTTAGGGCAAAACTTTTAATGATAGCCTTTAGATTTACTCGGAGCTTTGTATGAGTAAGAGAACCGTATTGATTCCTCCATATCTAGAAAACAATCCTATATGGCAGGATCTTATTACGGCCCTTGATGGATATTGGGCTACAAACATCGACCAGCCCATCAGCACTCTTAAGTCGCTGAGACAGCTCTACCTGACTAATTCTGGTACCCTAACCAAAATTAATGCGGGTCAGATTCTGGATTCAGTCAATGACTTTGATACCCTGGAACCTACTGTTCTTGCGGAACAGCTTAACCTGCTGGGGTTCGCACTAACTAACACGGATATAGTTCAGAGCAGCGACCTGCTTCGTCTGTACAGAAATCTTGCAAAGTTTTGGTATTCAAAGGGCACTCCCGCCTTTATAGACTTTATTGGATTCTGTCTCAACGCTCAGTTTACGCTAAACAATCTTTGGACACAGGATTACGTTTCCTTCTATTCGCGGGGGGATTTCGCGATCCAAGCTCCGTTGTGGGGATCCAATTACAACGCCTTTCTATACAGCGAACAATTCGATAACGCAGCGTGGACTCCTACTGGAGTAGTGGTACAGGCGAATCAAGATACGGCACCTAATCAAACCAACACGATGGACAGAGTGCGGGAAACCTCAAGCAATGGCTACCACTCTATCTCGCAGAATGCTTCGGTTACTAACGGTACTACGTATACATTTCCGATCTACATCAAGGGTAGCCTTGGAAGACAATGGGTAGCACTACAACTAAGTGGAGCAGGCTTCACAGGTAGTCCCTACGCGTTCTTCGACTTGACCAATGGGGTTCTAGGAGTTACCTCAGCGTCCTCTACAGGTTTTCTGGATGCTAGGATAATTCAGGAAGCTCCTTATCTATACCGAATCTATATTACGGCTACTGCGTCCGCAACGGGAACAGGGACGGGAACGCTGCTTCTTTCTTCAGGTGACTCCATTTCCGATCTCATCTATACTGGAAATGGAATAGCATCAGTAAGCTTATGGGGTGGGATGTTCTATCCAGGTACTTATACCAGCTGGTACGTTCCCACTACTAGTGCTCCAGTAAACACTACAGGGACTTGGTACTCAACTTCTCAGGTTGAAATAGCTGTAGATATTGTTAAGTACGCTAACGTAGACTTAGGAACACTAAAGGATTTCTTCTACGAGTTTTCTAACTACAACCTGGTTCTTAGAGACATTGACACCTTTGCTGATATCCTTATTCTAGATAGCACGGGTGATGATAATTTGTTGGGAATGGGCGTTCTCATAAACACAACGTTTAACATCAAGGGCGGAAGTTACTGCGACTACATCCCGTTCGACGGTAGTACAGGAAACTACGCTTTCACGCCCGATAACTCCCTCCTCGATATGTCGGTGGGATTTGATGTGGTAGCACAGGTACAACTCCAGGACTGGACAGTTGACACAGTAGCGCTGGAATCAGTCACACTTTACGATACCTCTATTGCTAGTGCTCCCGTTTCCACGCCAGATACCCCGATCGAAATTCAAATACCAGGGTTGCAGTGCATTGCATCTAAGTGGGATTCGAGTGCGTACTGCTGGGCTTTCGGAGTCATGTCTAGTGGGTATCTAGCTCTGAAATGGTATCAGGCGGATGGATCGCTAGAGGAAGCTTTTTCTACCGTTCCCTTGGACATTCCTCCCTACGGGGTTCTCTGGGTTAGAGCAATCATAACGGGTAGCTCGGGTATAAGTTTCACTCTGAACAACCAGACTATTTCAGGTATGCCTATATCCGGAGTAGAAACTTCTTTCTTCGTACCCGATCTAACGGGCTACTCCTACATTTCCTACTTCAATAACAAAACTATTTCGGGGTCACCCATCTCTACGCTAGAGGGGCGGATCCTGTATTTCAACTACGAGATTCCGCTACCCTTCACTATGTTCAATAACATAGCGGTAGCTGATGCTCCCGTTTCGACTACAGAGACCACAGTTATGATCGGTCAAAGCGAAGCAGGAGGTGTGTCCCCATACTCCGTCCTCTTTTACACGAGTTATGATGGAAAGACCTGGACTCAGCTTGGGTTATCTACTACTGGGTCTGAACCTCTGGATATGACTACAGGGGGATCAGCACTAGAGCTGGGAGCGACCGACCTTGGAGCCTCCTCTAATTTTAGAGGCAAGATCTACAACTTCTCTCTCATAAACGATTTAAGTGGAGAGATCGTAGCTGGGGTGAATCCTCATAAGTTAGTCCCCGCATCTACAACGGGTACGGGAACGAATCTTGAAACTTGGTCCTTTCAAGGTACCTCGTTGCCAAACTTCAACAACGACTACGCTAACT